AAAGCAAAAACAACAGCTCAACGACGAAGTGCTTGAGTTGAACATCAAGACAGAGATTCCTCTTTCAGAAGATGTAGTAGCTATATTGCAGGCCGAAGCATTAATTTAAAACTATCGCGGGATAGAGTAACGGTAATTCACGAGTCTCATAAGCTCGAGATCTTGGTTCGATTCCAGGTCCCGCAACCAACCATAAGGTACGTATGAAAAATAAATCACTAAGTCGTGGTCCCGAAATTGACACAGAAAAATGTGTGGAAAATATAGGCGGTAATAGATTTGACTTGGTGCTGATTGCATCAGCTCGTGCCAGGGAACTCAGTCGCAGACACAAGGCAGCTGAACTACAGACGCAGATGAACGCACCTGTGAGCGCACTGTTAGATGTGCAGTCAGGCGCTGTAGGTCGAGAATACCTGAAAAAAGTCTAGTCTTAAGATTATAGATTAAATAAATCTATGCGGGGTTCGTATAGTGGTAATACCTTAGCCTTCCAAGCTAAAGCGGAGAGTTCGATTCTCTTACCCCGCTCCAAATATTAATTATGAAAAGATTAGTTGCGTTTGGCTGTTCAAACACCTATGGAGTCGGTCTTAGGGATTGTTGGAAAGCGGCCGGTGCTCCATTTGCCCGCGCCGGCGATCTTCCTAGCCAATATGCCTGGCCCAAAATTTTGGCGGATTTATTAGGTAGGATGTGTTGTAATAACGGCATCTCGTCAGCAAGCAATTTAGAAATACTTCAAACAATTTTATCTTATAAATTTGTGTCAGACGATGTTGTTGTCGTGTTATGGACTTTTTCTGACAGGGATATGATATTTGTTCCTAGAGAATCACTGATAAGATTACACTCTTACAGTGATACACACCTTCTTAAGCCTTGGACAGAAGTTCACAGCTCCTATGATCTAAAAATGCGAACTTGGTTACAAATACATCATGCCTATCATTATCTAAAAAATATAGGTGTAAAGTTTTATTTTTTAGAAACAAAATCTCCTCTAGATTCTATTTGCACTCCGCCCAATTGGCTAAAGAATATAGAATTTTTAGATATTGATATACAAAAAATACAAAATATATATCCGTTGGCACAAGACGACCTACATCCCGGCGAAGAATGTCATCAAGAATATGCACGTTTGATTTGGAATCAAATTGTTAAATAACAAGATGAAAATAATCGTTACCGGACATACAAGAGGGTTAGGAAAAGGCATTTATGATTATTTTTCCAAAGACAATGAAGTGGTTGGATTTTCAAAAAGTAATGGGTTTGATATTACTGATCCGGGTTGTAGAACAGAAATAATAAATGCATCTGAAGATGCAGATATTTTTGTGAATAATGCACATGCTAATGGAGATTCCGCACAACTGCATTTACTTAAAGATATATACGAACTGTGGAAACATCAAAATAAAATTATAATTAATGTAGGTAGCATTAGATCTACTTTCGTAGATAGCAGTTATAAATTCCAAGAGTATTTTCAGGTTAAGAAAGAGTTAGACCTTTTTTGTACACAAAATCAACACGAATCAAGATATCCTTATATAATAAATCTTAGACCCGGCCTTATTGATACAGACAGAACACGCAATGAACAGGGTAAAAAAATGAATGTGCAAGACGTAATTGTGGTATTAGATTTTATTTTGAAAAACAAAGACACTGTTATGATACTAGATATAGGCTTTAAAAGCTGAAAAAATTATCAAATTCCCAGAAGACATGTAATGTACAACACGATAGACAAAAATAAAATTTTTCAAAAATTCGATTTTTCGTCTTTGATCACCAAACAGGATGATCTAGAAGCCTGTGAAATTATCAAGACGATCATAGCTGACGGAAATTATTTTACCAATTCACCCAAGTATCAAACCAAAGAAAATATCTTTGCTAGGTCCGAAGCTATATGGTTAAAATACCGTGTGAGTTTCATGATGAGTGTGTTTATGTATCTAGGCCGCGAAGCTAAGATATCTAACATGATGGCCTGGAGTTTTATGACCAATCTCCAGGGTGCCGAAAACCGTGACGATCTTTGGCATCATCATTGGCATCCTACTAATCCCGGTTCTCAAATACTCAGTGGTATTTGGTATCTACACATACCCGAGGATGTCAAGGATCGAGACTACTGCGGTACAGAGATGGCACCACAGGGTCCGCAATCCGACGATAGATATTTTGTGCGTCCTACAGATGGCAATTGGTTGATCTATCCCGGCGACACGTGGCACAGGCCTGGTATCGTACAGAGCGATCAATACCGATTTGTCTTAGCCGCAGACATTCAAATAGACTAAACTGGCCATAGTATAATGGATAATACAGCGAGCTTCTACCTCGCGAATGTGGGTTCGATTCCTGCTGGCCGGGCCATGTCGCTCTCATAGTATAAAAGCATTACACTACATTGGTAATGTAGAAACGGTGGAGCATTACCACCTGAGAGCACCACTTGACAAAAATCGATAAATGTAGTATAATACTAGTATACAAATTATCAAAGGCATATATGCAGATCATCATGGAAGGTAGAACCAGCCCTACCAAAAACATCATAGAAACTTCCGCAAACTTCTTTGCCAAAGAACTGGGATTGAGCCGTAGCCGTTTTACCCTGTTGATCATGACTGAAAGAGGCATGTCTCGTAAAGAAGGCATGCGAGGTGTGGTTCACAAGGCCGGGCCAAAATTTCTAACCATGATCATAGACTCTGGACTAGAGTTTGAAAGACTGATCATTACTCTGGCGCACGAAATGGTGCATGTCAAACAGTATGCTCGTGGTCAGATCAAACCCAGTCGCAGTTGCAAGACACACTATTGGATGGGTCAGCACATACGCAAAAGCTACTATGATCAACCTTGGGAAATTGAAGCCTATACCAAAGAACGTGTGTTAGCCAATAAAATTTTTGCTATAACAGGAGCATGATATGAATCCATGGATACAAAACGTAGCACTTAGCGACATCCGTAAAGGATTTCACATCGATGCGGGCATAAACTCTATGCTGATTCAAATTTGTGATCCTCCTGGAGATTTTCCTACTCCTAAACATCAATTTAAAGAAGTTCATCAATTTCAGTTTTTGGATGTTGAGGAAAAAGATGAAGTGTTGGAAGAAGCTATGAAGTGCAGTCAAGAGCAAGCTAATGAGCTTGTTCGACTGCTACAACACGCATTTGAAAATCACATGAATGTAGTTGTTCACTGTCATGCTGGTGTTTGTCGTAGCGGGGCAGTGTGCGAAATTGGTGTGATGCTAGGCTTCCGTGATACCGAAGCGTTTCGTTCGCCAAACCTACTTGTTAAGCATCGCATGATGCGGGCCTTGGGTTGGCTCTACGATGAACAAGAACCTCATTCTATCAATGGAATTCCTCTGCAACAGAACTGGGCCAATGACAACGAAAAAGTTTTTATGTTGGCCGCAGAACGCAGAGCACGTAGAGAAAGGGAAGGTGACATATGAATATATCAAGTATCCAACGATATCAAATACAACAGTACAATCTGGAACAAAGAAATCTGCAAGAAAAGCGAGAAGAAGATTATCGTAAGTTAGTAGAACGAAAAAACTTCGAGCAGATTGTTGCAGAACGGGTGGCAAGAAATCTACGGTTAGATCTAGACAAAGGTAAAAACATTGATCTAGAATGTTAAACTGTTGTAAAAATACAACATCTAGACCCTGTTAATTTCGATTGACAGGGTTTCTTTTTGGTGCTATAATAGAACAATGATAGAAGCAAAAAGCAAAACAAAAACACAAGAATTTGAAACCCTAGCCCTAGCAATGACATGGGCCAAGACTGTAGATGAGTTCGTTATCATCACAGTTAACGGAATGGAAATAGTAGGGCGATTTGGCGCAGACAGCATTGTCGACGGCAAGTGTCCAGATGGTGTAGATTACACCTGGAAAAAACGAAGAATTTAAAGAAAGGAGCACAAGATGCCTAGCGTATTTTTAGTATCAGACACACACTTTGGACACACGGGTGTTTGCCGTTTTACCCGTGACGATGGCACTAAATTGCGCCCTTGGGACTCTGCTGAAGAAATGGACGAAGCCATGGTTAAGGCGTGGAACGAACGTGTAAATCCCACTGACAAGGTCTACCATTTGGGCGATGTTGTCATCAACCGCAAAGCGTTGAGTATTTTGCATCGTTTAAATGGCGACAAGGTGTTGATCCGTGGTAACCACGATATTTTCAAAGACACGGATTATACTCAACACTTCCGCGAATTACGTGCCTATCATGTAATGAACGGTATGATCTTAAGTCATATTCCCGTACACGAAGCCAGTTTGGGTCGATTCGGTGTTAATATACACGGACACCTGCACTCAAATCGTGTGCGTAAAGCTCGCGGTGTTGATGCTAGAACAGGTGCTGTGTTGTACGGTGATGAAATAGATGTGCGTTATCACTGCGTATGCGTAGAACAGACTCCAGATTTCGCACCTATCTTGTTTGAAGATGTTATAGCACGTATACAAGCAGAAGGTGGTGAAGTGGGGTTCCGCAATGGTAACGGACCTACAGTGGATTAGAACATAGTTCTATTTGAGCGTCAGCCCCTAGGCGCTATACAAAAGGGCAAAAATAGCACCTTCGGGTGCTATTTTTTTGGCTATATGTTCTGGACTCTGCGACATAAATATATGAGTAGGAATAATCCAGGAGTTTAAACATGCCCTTACAGATTCGCAGAGGCACAAACGTACAAAGACAAGCCATGACACAGGCCCTAGCTCAGGGCGAACTGTTGTATGTTACTGATGAACAAAAATTATATGTTGGTAATGGCAGCACACTAGGTGGCATACAAATTACCGGTTATACTGATGAAAATGCACAGGATGCTGCTGCAGGATTGTTTGCCAACGGCACACACAGTGGTATAACTTTCGCATATAATGACGCAGGTGCTAGTATATCAGCTACATTAGATCTGACTACTAACACCGGTACCATAGGCGGAGTATTTAAAGGCAACGTAGTAGCAGAAGATTCTACTCTGCTCATAGATGCTACTTTGGGCAGAATTGTTGGACCTGTATTTTCTAATGTCACAGGTAATGTCACAGGTAATGTCACAGGTAATGTCACAGGAAATGCAGACACTGCTACAACAGCTACAACAGCTACCACAGTAGCACTTACCGCCACTAATTCTACCGCAGCTGGACACTTTATCACATTCGTTGACACTGCTACTGGTAATGAAATCTTAAGAACAGATACGGCCCTAATATATG